GCACGGTCACGGCATCGGCGCTCAGCGGTACGGGCAACGGCACGATCGGCACGCTGTCGGTCGCGGCTCCCGCGCTGCCCGGCGTGTACAAGCTGACCCTGAACACGGCCGTCGCGAACGGCGGTGTTTGGACCCTGACCGATCCGCTCGGCAACGTGCTCAGCACCACTCTGACGCAAACCGTCGGCGCATCCGCTGCAACAGCGTTCTCGGTCAACGGCCTGAACTTCACGATCACGGATGGTACGACCGACTTCGGCGTCGGCGCGACCTTCACGATCACCGTACCTGCGACGAAGATCAACCTGACCGCGGCCTGGAAGGGCACGAGCGGCAACGCGATCAAGGTCGAGATGATCGGTCCGAACGTGGGTGTTACGTTCGGCGTTACGGCGATGGCCGGCGGCCTCACCGATCCGACCGTCGACGCAGCGCTGGCGCAGATCGGCAGCGTCTGGGAAACGATGATCTTGAACGGCTTGCCGATCGCCAACACCACGGCGCTCGACACCTACAAGACTTTCGGCGAGGGCCGTTGGGGTCAGACCGTCAAGAAGCCGCTCGTGGTTTTCACTGGCACGGTGCACACGACTCCGCAGCTCGCGTCCGCTGTCAGCTCGACGCGCAAGACGGACCGTGTCAATGCACTGCTCGTCGCGCCGGGCTCGCCGTCGCTTCCGATCGTGGTCGCCGCGCGGCAGCTCGCGCGTATCGCCAAGGTCGCGAACAACAATCCGCCCGTCGATTACTGCGGGCAGTCGGCCGAGACCGTCATCCCCGGCGACGACTCCGTTCAATGGGACGACATCGCGCGCAATCTCGCATTGAAGGCGGGTTGCTCGACGATCGAGGTCAAGGACGGCGTCGTCACGATCGGCGACGTCAAGACGTTCTGGGCGCCGACGGGTGAGGATCCGCCGGCATACAGCGACGTGGTCGACATCGTTCGCCTGCAAAATATCATCTACAACATCGACGGGATCTTCTCGCAGGCGCAATGGGCGTCCGCGCCGCTGATTCCCGATGGCCAGCCCACGGTCAATCCCGCAGCGCGCAAGCCTGCCGCGGCAAAGGCCGCGATGGCGAGCATGGTCGACAAGCTCGGTCTTGCCGCGGTGCTGAGTGATCCGGCTTCTTCCAAGAAGTTGATCACCGCTTCGATCAGCTCGATCAATCCGAAGCGTCTCGACGTCGACGTGCCCGTGTGGCTCTCCGGCAACTCGAAGATCAAGAGCACCACTCTGCGCTTCTCGTTCTTCTTCGGTACGCCCGCACTCGTCGGCTGACCTAACCAGGGCCGCGCCTCCGCCTCGAACCCGCTCGGGTACGGCGGAGGCGCGCCCGCATTTTCAAACGCAAGGATTCAAAAATGGCAGTAGGCGGATCAATCGAGTCGGTTTCGATCGACGGGCGGCTCTTCCCGGTAGCAGCGGACGCGGCTCCGAATCGAAATCTCGGCGGCTTCAAAAACGAAGTTGCGTCAAATGGCAACGGCACGGCTCGGCTTCTGAAAACGCGAGTGCCGTGGATGATCGACGGCATCGCTTTGGAGATCGACGACGATCGCAGCGATCAAGAGTTCCTGAAGAAGATCGCGGACGGTAACGAGTTCGTGGACATGACCATCACTTTCGCGTCCGGCCACACCTACCAAGGCAGCGGCCAGATCGTCGACGACATCAATTTCGACAGCTCGAAGGCAACCGCAGACGTCAAGCTCTCCGGTCCCGGCGACGCTTCGCAACAGTAACCAGCAGCATTTCTTAGAGGGAAAAGCACATGGACGAAGAAGTAGCGCTCGAAAGCGGCGCCGTATTGGGCACGAGTGTTGCAGAGGGCGAATTCCAACGGTTCGCAGAATCGATGGACCTCGACCTCGACACCAAACGAATGAGCGCGCAGGAACTCGGCGAGTTCGAGGGTTTGAAACGGCACGTGATTCGGGCGATGGAGCAAGGCCGACTCGTCATCGACGACAAGGGCCAGCCGGTCTACACACCGAAGCTCGGCGATACCAAGCCGATCACCTTCTACGAACCGGACGGCGCCGTGCTGATGAGCGCGGACAAGAAGAAGGCCGGAGAGAACGTCGCGAAGACCTATGCGGCGATGGGCGCAATGACCAAGACCAGCGCCCAACGCTTTTCGGACATGAAGGGTCGCGATCTCAAGGTCTGTCAGGCGCTGTATCTGCTTTTTTTAGCCTAGATTGCGCAACGCTTGTGGTTCGCGGCGGCGTTAGCGCCCGTCTAGAAAACGACAAGGAGACGAAGCGGAGCACGCACAAGCTCGTGCCCGTCTACCGCGAACTACTTGCGCAGATCTGTCGCGAGGTGCCGAGCTTGCCGGATCCTCGAACGCTCTCGCTTGCCGAGATTCGATTCTTTTACGAGAGCATGCGCGCCGAGCTTTGCGTGCGCACCAGGGGCTGAGTTATGGCGAACCGTTTTTCGATCGAAGCCACGTTCAAGGCATCTGACCAGATGTCGGGGACGATCAAGAAGATCGAAGGAACGGCTAGCCGTTTCTCCGCGGGGTTCGGCGCGAGCATGGCGTCGATCGATGGCTGGAACAACAAGGTTCTAGGCGGCTTCGCTTCCGTGGCCAAACAGGCGGCGGCGGTTGGTCTCGCGGTCGGCGGCGCGCTCGCGGCGGCAGCCGGCCACATCATTCACACGGGCGCGGACTTCGAGCAGTCGATCACGAACGTGGGCGCCGTCATGGGCAAGACCCGCTCGCAGATCGGCGACCTCGAAAAGTCGGCGATGTCTCTCGGCGTCACCACGCAGTTTTCGTCGAGCGAGGTCGCGGAGGCAATGGAGTTCATGGCCCGCAAGGGCTTTGACTCCGAGGAGATCTTGCAGGGCATCCCCGGCGTTTTGAACGCCGTTGCGGCGTCCGGCGAGGGCATGGCGGAGGTCGCGACCGTCGTCGGCAGCTCGATCCGCGGCTTCGGCCTTGAAGCGAAGGAGGCCGGCTACGTCGCGAACCTGCTAGCGTTCACGGCGGAGAAAACCGGCGCGAAGATTACGGACATGGGCACGGCCCTGTCCATCGCGGCACCCACTGCGAAGGCGCTTGGCGTGTCGATCGACGACACCGCGGCGGCCGTGGGCTTGCTGCAAAAGACGGGCATCGACGCATCGACTGCAGGCAGTGCGGTCGCGACCATGCTCGCAAAGATCAGCCATCCCTCGAAAGAGGCAGCCTCGAAAATGGAGGCGATGGGGATCAAGTTCAAGGACAGCGAGGGCAACATGCTCTCGTTCCGCGACGTGCTCGGCCAGTTCGTGAAAGCCGGCGACAAGGCCGGCGGCAACATGGACAAGATGAGCTTCTTCGCGGAGCTTGTCGGTCTGCGTGGCGATAAAGCGGCGCTCGGTTTGGAGCGCATGGCCAAATCCGGAGAGTTCGACAAGCTTCTCGAAAGCCTTAAGAACACGGGTAACTACGCCGAGAAGGTCGCCAAGATCCGCCTTGACACGACCGAAGGGTCTTGGAAGCTTTTGCTTTCCACGATCGAGGTCATCGAGACCAAACTTTTCAATCTCGTTGGCGGGTCGCTCCGAAAAGCGATCGACGCGACGAACAAGTGGCTCGGTACCGATCAGGACTTGAAGATCGCGGATGCGATCACGAAAGCAAGTTTCGCGATCGATTTGTTCGCCACGGGCGCACGTAACGGCTTCAATTCGGTAAAGGCGGTCTTCGCTCCCGTCGTGTGGCTGTTCGGTGTGTTCGGAAAGAGCATCGAAGACTCGGGCACGTGGCCCGGCAAGGTGCAGGCGATTGGCGAGGCCTTCGGTTTCGTCGGCGCAGTCGGCGCGGCGTTTCTCGTGTTCGCGGGTTCCGTCAAGATCGCGCGCGGCGCGGTCATCGCCTACGAGGCAGCCGTCGCAATCGCGAAGGGCGCCATGTGGGCGTGGAACGCCGCGGTCGGCGCGCACTCATTCATCACCGGTGCGGACACTGCTTCGACCGTCGTCAACACCGCTGCCAATTGGGGCTCGCGCTTGGCTACGATCGCGGGCACGGTCGCCATGGGCGCACGCAACGCGGTCACCTGGATTGCATTCGCCGCGACGACGCGATTCACCGTCGCGCAGATCGCATCGAAGGTCGCGTCGATCGCTTCGACCGCCGTCACTTGGCTTTGGAACACGGCGCAGGGCGCTTGGACTGCAACGACTGTTCTCGCGACCGTCGCATCCGGTTCGTATCGCACGGCAACGGTGCTCAGCACCGAAGCAACGGGTGCGGCAACGGTCGCAACCGACCTCGCTAACATGAGCATGGGGACCTTTCTGATCACGCTCGGCGCCGTTGCCGCGGCTATCGGGTCCATCGTTTGGGCTTACAAGGAGTTCAACGATCTGCTTGCCACTAGCGGCGGATGGGAGGGCTTCAAAGCAGGCGTTGACGGCGCACTTAGCGGCGACTTCCTGAACCCGTTGGATGGGTACAACAAGGGCGTCGACGACTTTCAAAATCGGCAGGCATGGGCGAAGGACCCCGCATGGTCCGCGCCTCGTCAGACGACGGAGCAATCGACGTCGTTCTACGATCAACCGGCGCCGTCGGATGGTTCTTACTACGGTGGCGCGCCGCAAGTCGCGAGCCCGACGCAGGCAATCATGCAATCCGTGCAAACGAATCACAGCTCTGCGGAGGTCACGGTGCGCGCCCAACCGGGCACGCATGCGGCCGTCAGCAAGCCCGCAAAGGGCAACATCGGCGTGCGCGTTACGCCAAGCGGGAGTCCATAAGTGGGCCTGCCGCTTGGCTCCATAGCGGGGCCCGCGGCCGCCCTTCTCGCGAAACTGAAGGGCAGTTCGAAGAGCTGGAAAGACCGTATCAAGCCCGCGGCGTACACCTCGCCGGTCAGCAAGACGCGAATCTTGTTCGACTACGAGGACGTAGGCCGCGGCTTCACGCTCCGTGGCACACAGTTCGAATACCCCGACGTAAACGACGGCTACACGCAGCAACGTGGCAACGGTCCTCGCAAGTACCCGCTCACGTGCATCTTCTCGGGCAATGATTGCGATCGCCTCGCGACCGCTTTCGAAGCGGCGTTGCTCGAACCTGGTATCGGCAAGCTCGAACATCCGCTGTACGGCACGATCCCGGTCGTGCCCTTCGGCGACGTCGAGCGCACCGATGCACTGAAGAGCGCCGCGAACCAGAGCACCGTCACGGTTACTTTCTTCACCACGGTAGGCGCGATTTACCCGTCCGTGAAGGGCGGGGGCCTGAACGAGATCACGGCGGCGATCGCTGACTTCAATGTGGCGCTTGCTCAGCAGTTTTCGAAGAGCACGAGTCTCGGCAGCATCGGCAAAGCCCTCTCCGCGATCAACAGCTTCAAGAAGTTTCTGAAGTCGGTCAAGAAGGCTCTCAAGAAAGCGTCTGACGCAGTCGCCAAGGTCCGCAAGGATTTCGCGAACGCAATGGAGGCGATCAACGAGGGCATGGACGTGCTGATCGGCGATCCGCTTTTGCTCGCGCAGCAATGCGTGAACCTGATTCAAGCTCCGGGCCGCGCGCTCGCGGGCCTCGAATCGCGGCTCGAAGGCTACGACATTTTGCTCAAGAGCGTGCTGTCCTCCGCGGAAGGCGCGCCGGACAAGCTGATCAACAACGGCTCGATCCTGCTCGCGCATCAAACGAAGGTCGCGAACGACTTTCACATCGCGAGCCTGTTCGCCATGAGCGCCGTTTCCGGCACGGCTGTCAGCGTGACAGCGCAGCCCGTCGGGAGGTCGCAACAAGGTCTCGCTTCGAGCTTCGCGACGCGTGGGCAAGTGCTGAACGCGGCGGCGACGCTGCTGACGCAGATGGACTCGCTAGTCGCGTGGCAAGAGACGGGCTTCGCAGCGCTCGCGCAGGTCGACACGGAGGCCAACTTTCAGATCGACACGGGTGAGGCGTATCAAGCGCTGCAGCTCGTTGTGGGTCTGACCGCTGGCTATCTGATTCAGGCCTCGTTCTCGCTGCTCCCAGAAAAGTCGGTCGTGGTCGATCGGCCGCGCACGATTATCGACCTGTGCGCCGAGCTGTATCCGAACGTCGCCGTCGACGAAAAACTCGACCTGCTGATCAGCACGAACAAGCTCACGGGCGACGAGATGTTCGAGCTCAAACCCGGGCGTCGCATCGTTTACTACCCGAGTTGACCCGTGGACATTCAAAACGAAAGTGTCGAGCTGTACCTAGGCGGAACTCTGCTCACGCATTGGACCGAGTTAGAGGTCAAACTCTCGACGGACAGCTTCGACACTGTTTCGTTTTCCGCGCCGTTTGACCCGAGCCGGCAAGAGTTGCGCGAACTCTTCCAGCCGTTCTCGTACAAGCCGATCAAGGTCACGCTCAACGGCGACGATCTCTTTACGGGTACGATGATCGGAGTCGACCCAGGGTTCGACGCGAACTCGGGCACCGTTCAGATCACCGGCTACGCGCAGCCGGGCGTCTTGGAAGATTGCACCGCGCCCTCGGGCCTCGGCCGCAAGGGCAGGCGCAGCGCACAGGGCGCCGTGCCGTTGACGTTCACGAAAGCGACGCTCCGAGACATCGCAAACCAGCTCTGCGAGCCGTTCGGCTTGACGTGTGAGTTTCGCGGCGACGTCGGCGCGCCTTTCGAAAAAGTCGCGATCAAGCTCGACGAAAAGATTCACAAGTTTCTGGCCGAACTCGCGAAGCAACGCGGGCTCGTGATGACGAACAACGTCGACGGGTCGGTGCTTTTTTGGCAGTCGATCAAGCGCGGCGTGCCCGTCGTGCAGCTCGTTCAAGGGCAGTCGCCCCTCACGGGCGTGCAAGCCGCGTTCTCGCCGCAAGAGTACTACAGCGAGATCACCGGCTACGCCGCGGCGCGCCGACGCAAGGCTGGCTCAGTTTACACGTACGTGAATCCCTGGCTTGGCTCGGGCATCGACGACGGCAGCGGACCGATCAACCAGCATCGCCCGCACTCGTGCAAGTTCGATGACACGGAGCGCGGCGACGCGCCCGCGGCCACACGCGCGAAGGTCGGGCGCATGTTCGCCAACATGGCGAGCTGGGTAACCGAGCCTCTGCCGAGCTGGCGCGATCCGGATGGCAAACTCTGGGATCCAAACACGAGCATGACGCTGCTCGCTCCGAGCGCGATGATCTACAAAGAGACCGAGCTTCTGATTCGCGATGTCGTGCTCCGGTGTAGTGCCGAGAAGCTGACCGCCGTGCTCGGTCTCGTCCTTCCTGGCGCCTTCAGTGGTGAGATTCCCGACTCCCTACCGTGGATTGAGTGATGGGTACTACCGCCGTTGTCCAATCGTTCGAGCGCACCGTCGACGATGACGGCAACGGCTCCGACGTCAAAGTCGAGGTAGCGGGCGAAGACTTCGTCGACAGCGCCGAGCACTTCGCGAACAGCGGCGACGACTCGCCGCCGCTCAAGGGTGACTTTGCCGCGCTCGACGACGCGCCCGGCAAGGGCTCGCAGCGAACTACCGGCTACGTCGATTCGAAGAACGCTGGCAAGGCGCTCCCGGGAGAGAAACGCATCTACGCGCGCGACGCCGACGGGGTCGTGGTCGCCGAGCTATGGATGAATGTCACCGAGAAGGTGATCGACGTGCAGGGCTTGGCGCCCGGCTGGAAGTACCGGCTGGGCAAGCTCGAAATCGACGAAGACGGCAACCTGACAACGCCCGGCGAGATCACGGCCAAGGCCGGCACGCCGCAGCTGGTCACGCTGACGCAGCACATCCACCCGACGGGCACCGGCCCGAGCGGTCCCGCTACTCCGGGGCAGTGACATGCCCCTAAACGCGGGAGCCCTTTCGAGCGGCCTCTCGTCGCTCTTTTCCTCACCCCCTCCGTCCGCGGCCGCGTGCGCCCAGCAATGGGCATCTGCGGTGCAGTCGTGGGCCTCGGGCATCGTGCCCGCCTCGGGCACGGTCTCCGGCGCCGTCTCGACGCTGCAGGGGGCGCTCGCGAGCGCCTTCGCGACGCCCGACTGCGCGCCCGCGATGGAGAGCGCGTTCGCGGCCTTTGCCGTGACCGTGGGCGGCGGAATGGCCGGCTATGCGCCGACGCCTCCGCCTGGCCCCGTCGGCTTCGCTCCGCAGTTCGCGGGCGCGAAGCCGGCGACCGCGAGCGCGGCCGCGAGCGCCCTCTCTTCGCTGATCGACGCGTGGATGCGGACCGGGATCGGCACGCTGATCGCGCCTCCTAACACCCCACTCCCTTGGTCATGACCGCATGGACGTTCTCATCTTTCAGACCGTCAACGGCGGCGAGATCACGATCTCGAACGGCGCGCCAAAGCTGACAGAGGGGCTCGAAACAGCCGCTTACTTGTCGCTCTTCGGAGGCAACGAGCAAGACAGCGGGCAGACCGCCGACGACGCGAAGCAATGGTGGGGAAATCTCAGCGAGCCGGACCCCGCGAACCGCTATCGCAGCGCGACGCAGTACCTGCTCGCGACCCTGCCACTGATCCCCGCGAACCTGCAACGGATCGAAGAGGCCGCAGAGACCGACCTCGCATGGATGGTCGACTCGATCGTTAGCGACCTCGCGGTGCGCGCGACCATGCCGGCGCCGAAGCGCGTCGACCTCGATTGTGCGCTGACGATCGACGGCGTCACCACGCCTTTCAAGATCGCGAGAATTGTCAGAACATGAGCCTTCCGACTCCCACGACTCAAGCGATCAGCGACAACCTGGTCGCGCAGATCGGCACGTCGCTTTCGCAGACTATTCCGATCCTGCCTAAGGCGTTTATCCGCGTGCTCGCGAAAGCGTTCGCGGGCGTCATGGTGTTGCTCTGGAAGTACTGCGGATTTATTTTCCTGCAGCTGTTCGTCGCCTACGCGACGGCAGATGAGGTCACGATCAATGGCAAGGTCGTCCGCCCGCTAGTCGAGTGGGGCAGGCTGATCGGCGTCGGCGACCCGCTGCCGGCGACGCAGGCGCAGCACACGATCACGGTCACCGTGAACGTGCAGAGCGGCTCGCTCAAGGCCGGCTCGTTCGTCGTCTACCCGCCAACGGGCGTCATCTATCAGATCCTCGTTGACGTTCCGCTCGACGCTCCGACGGTTACCGCGCGCATGGTCGCGGTCTCGGATCAATCCGGCGGCGACGGTTCGGGCAGCATCGGCAACCTGCAGCCTGGCGACGCGGTCGTGTTCGCGAACGCGCTGCCTAACGTCGTTGGCAAAGCCTTCGTGCTCGCGCAGACGGCCACGGGCGCGGACGCCGAAGACATCGAGGTTTACCGCGCGCGCATCGTCGCGCGCTTCCAGTCCGCTCCGCAAGGTGGCGCGGGCGCCGACTATCGCGCGTGGTCCGAAGAGGTGAACGGCATCGTCGCCGTGTACCCGTATGCGGGCATGCCCGGAGAGGTCGACGTTTACGTCGAAGCGAGCGTTACCAGCTCGGGCAGCGCGGACGGCATCCCGACGCAGCCGCAGCTCGACGCGGTCGCCGAAGCGATCGAACTCGACATCGAAGGGATCGCGTCACGCCGCCCGGTCAATGCGGCGGTCAACGTGATGCCCATCACGCGCAAAGGCTTTAGCGTGCAGGTGTTTTCACTCGACCCGAGCACGCCGGACATTCAAGCCTCCATCTCGCAGGGCGTTGACGAATACCTACGCACGCTCGAACCTTTCATCGTCGGCCTGTCGACGTTGCCGCGCAAAGATCGCGTCTCGCAGTCGTCAGTAGCTTCCGTGATCAACGACATCGTGTCGTCAGCAGGCAGCACCGTTTCGAGCGTGGTCTTGCTCGAAGACGGCGGGCCACTGATCGCGCGTAGCCTGTCGCCTGGCGAAAAAGCAAAACTCTCGACCGTATCGTACCTGTGAAAGAACCCGAATGATCATCCCGTCTAGCAAGTATCCAGGACAGATCGACACGAGCGACGCGACCAACTATCCACAGGGAAAGGCGCGGAACGTCGTGGCCACA